AACGACAAAGTTTAACTTTCCAAATTTATGCTCCCAATACTCTTTTGGTTGGCAATTAATATGCCCATGACCACCTTGCCCCGGCACTGCTGCTGAGAAGATAATCGTCGGAGCCAACTCTGTTAGCTTCTCTACAACATAATCCGCTTCATACGGATCAATATGTTCTGCTACCTCCAGACAGATAGCCAAGTCATACTTTCCATCCTCATCAAACATCGACTTTATTGTTTCTGGACAACGCTTATCTGGATCAATGCCAATAACATCGTGACCCAACTCACGCAACGCTTGGACATAAATCCCCGGCCCACAACCTACATCAATTATTTTCATTTTGATTCATTAAGAAATACACAAAACAATAAACCATAACACCTAAAACAATATAGTTCATGGATAATTCTTCATCCCTGCATACAATCCATTGCCATCAGCATACCAACCTTTGCCTTCGTAGACATCTAGCACATCGCTGAAATATTTCTCATACATCGGCGCAACTTTCCCAAGCGTGAAGTTCTCACCCCACTTTCTGCAATCTATCGGCTTGATGTCATCAATGTTGTTGATCGCATCCACAAAGTCACCCATCGTCCTGCATCGGAATCCTGTGATGCCATGCAAATTATTCTCTGCGAAACTACCCCAGTCTGTCGTTATCGTCGGAGTTCCACAAAGCAAATTCTCAATCTGAACACCTCCAAATGGCTCAACATACATGGAAGGTAAAAAACTAGCCTTCGCATTTGCCATCAATTCCTTACGCTTTACCACACCGGCATATCCGACATATTCAACATGGTCAGGCAACTTATATCCTTCTTCTTTCTGACCTGCAATGACGAGTTTAACCCCTGCCTTTTCAGTGGCTTGAATCGCAACATCAACGCCTTTGCCAGAATAAACCCTGCCAAGATACAAGAAATAATCTTCTTTCTTATGGTTAAATTCAAAATCTTCTTCATCGAAATAATTTGGAATAACAACATCATACCAATCTTGATTGCATTGACCAACATTCTTTAAGCCACAATAGGCGTGATAAATTGCGTAACTCTCCCAAACTTTCCACCTCGCCCAATGCCCCCCAGCATATCCAATCCCCGGCTCCACGCAAATCATGTCTTGATGAGCATCACAGATTGGCCTAACTCCTGAACCCCAGAAAGGAAGAATAAAATCATGCTTCTGCTTCCTCTTCCCTACTTCCCTAATCGCGTTCTTGAAGAAAGTCTGATAAGCGTGATCGTTCGTGTTGAACTTAAAGAATGTCTTCCTCCAATCATGCGAACCATAAGACTTCTTAAAATCATCGTTCGTCAAAACCGGAACATTCTCCGTGCAGATTAAATCCGAATCCTCATGGCCGTAGTGAATGACTTCATGGCCTCGTTCGGTCATCATCTTGCCAAATTTCACCACCTTCTGAGTATATGCGCAGGCATTGAACTCTTTTGAGGTGACTGTATGGGGAAGGCCGATGCAGTGGTAGCGGTGTTTCATAGTTCTGAAATGCTGAAAACTTCGGGCCTTCCGCAAACTTCCGTTGCCGTATAGCTAGGCTCTGGCAATTCTCCGTTGCTGATCATGATCTGAACCATTTCTTGAGCATCTGATTCACTCTCTGCTTCGATTATAAATTCCTGCACGATGTTCGCAGGCTGTTGTGTTTGGACTATGTATTTATTCATATTCTGATAAGTTTTATTCCGAAATCTTGCGCCAATGCAATACTTGTGATGTCTCGATCATAAATATCACGATAGACCACTTTCTTGATTCCATAAGATGCAATGGAACGCAAGCAATCATTGCATGGTAAAAGCGTGACAGCAATCAAAGCGCATTCGTCTGGCTTCACATAACGCAAAGCATTTTGCTCGGCGTGGACGATGTAGAGCCTTCGTTTATCTCGATCAACCCAATCTTCACGCATACCAGCGGGAAAGCCGTTGTAGCCTATTCCTGCAACTGTGTTATCATGGCGCAATAAACAAGCTCCTACCTGCTTCCACGGGTCTTTGCTTTTCTTCGCGGCTATCGTCGCCAACTCTAAAGCGTATTCGTTCCAATTCATTTCGCCATATCCTACGATTTATTTATTTAATGCAATTCAATTCACCATGCCAGACGATTAAAGCTCAAAGGCTCGCAACTCTCCGGGGATGTCATCTGGAAACCTAATGCTGTCGATGTTTGCCTTGTGAAACTCTTCTATTTCTATTGCGTCTTTTAGTTCATCACGCAGGAAAATCAAAGCGGTTTCGTATCTGTCAAAAGTAGAACGCTCCGTTTCGTGAAGATATCCATTATGTTCGACGATGAAAACTGGCTCGTTTCCATAGCTCCATTTCGTTTCTATATTCCAATGGCAATCTCGATCATTGTGATGGTCTCCTGCTATTAGCTTGTGGTATTTCTCTGCTAGTTCTGTGATTTGCTTTTCAATCTTCATAATCTAGCACCTCTTTGCTGTTGGTCTCCATCATGTGCAACGCATGGTTTAGCTCATGGTGAAAATGTTCCTCTGTGAAATCACGCTGATTCAATCGGAAAATGCAAGCTGATACAACTCGCAGAAGTCTTGCGTAGGTAAAGGCGGCGGCGATTCCTGCAATGGTAGCGTCAGAATACTTCGCGTAGATTGGCGCACCTTCATCGTCTATCTCGTCTGAACCATTATTCTGAATCAGTCCCATCAGCCAACCTGAATACAAGTCGAGCGAGTTGATGAAGTCATTCGGGTCGATTGAATGCTCCTGAATTTCTAACTGGCTTTCAATGTCACGCTGTCCATCTGCGAAGCCTTCCCAATAGTCTTGCGATTTGTCACTCATTGGCATGATTCGCATTCTTCATCTTCTAGGCTACAGGCACGAGGCACAACCTCGTCAAAATCCTCGTCAGTTTCAATCTCCGGGCCTTTGACTTCGCTCCCGTGGTCTTTGTCCAGTGTCGGCATCTTGTCGAGCCGTTCAATTGCTGATTTGTCGCTGTAGGTTTTTCCGTATCGGATCGACAGCTTGGAAACATTCGATGCCATCGCGGATTCAATATCAACGCCGATTGAGTCTAGCATTCCAGAAATGTAGAAAAGCAAGTCTCCGCATTCTTCGACGATATTGGCAATGTCTAACGGCTTCCTGTAGATTGTGGCCTTCTTGATTGCGTCCAGCAACTCGCCAGCTTCTCCACTGATGCCTATTGCCATGTGCAGCCTGTGGCAATCGTCAGGCGTCAGCTCCTCAGCGATGACGGAACCAGCCTTGCAAAGTTTTCGGACAAATTCTCTGTGTGTGTCGTATTTCATAGGCTTCCGCTCTATCATGGTTTTTTCTCTACGCAATCGGTTTTTTCAGATAGAAAAATCTCTAGCAATCGCACCCCCTTTTCAAGTTCTGCGATGCTATCTTCCCGGCTTTTGAGTGCATCCTGTAGGGTCTTGATTAGAAGATCAGCGTTTTCGGGCGTTGGTTGCTTTGAATAGGCGTGAGATAAAATCTCTAGTTCGGTGCGTGTTTTTTTGGACATGGGGCGTGGATGATGCCCGAAAAGCTTGGAGAGTCAAATGCGGGGCTTCTAGCGTTGGCAATGGCATTGCATGGGATGGTTTCCATTTACTCCATTTGGCGGGGGAACCAAATAGAGTTTTACTGATCGGTAAAAATACCAGATGCGGGAGAATGTTCGGCGAGATTATTCCCTGTCGGTAAAAGTTGGCAATCACCGACATTTTGAAATGCGGCGAATATGCTAGAACCTGTCACAATATGACAGATTGAAACAAGTCCCGATCTGGTATGCTTCCGAGGAATCCAGCTAGATTCTCCCTTTGCGGGTATAGCGAAAACCTGCGCTGAGATTGTGTCTCGTTATCTATTCGGGTTCGACTATCTCGGCCTCTATCGGCTCGGCATCTTGAATCCTTGCAACCGGGGCCGCGAGTTCTTTCAGGCTGTCCCTAGTGTCACGATCTGGAACGGAAAACGATATTTTAAAATTCTGCTGAGAATTAGACTCAACTTCTATTTTATCGCCATACTTTTTCGGTGCTAACTTAGAGGCCGTCCATTTTAGAGCGTCAATCCTTAGCCTGCCAATCTGCGCGTCATGTGAGTTGAACGCCTCAGTCATGACCATATCGGCGAAAGTGTCGGCTTGCTTGCTCCTCGCACGAGCGTAGTCTTGAAAGAAGCCCTGTTGATTGTCCAGCCATTTGTATACCGTGGGAATACTTGGAACATCTGGGAGCGCACAAATTGCGTTGAGTGTCATGCCAGATTCTATCATATCGCAAATGTGTTTTGCCGTGTCTTGATCAAATGGCGTCTCTGGTCTGCCTAGTTGTTTTTCCATGTTTCTATGGGTAACTGAAAAAAAGTGCTTGCCAAGTCCTTTTTTCTGTGGCTACCCTACGCCGCGAAGCAGGCGCAAAAGATTAGAAATCTTTTTTCCTGTCTCTCGCTTGCAATAAATTGATCCGCTTTCAATCTGATTCGCATCAGATTTCGCTTTGAAAGTTGGCATGATTTCTGAATGATTCAATTCTGATCTTGGCACAGTTTCTGAATGTTTAGAATGATTCTAAAGTAGAGCCTCCGGCGGCTGCTACGCAGAGAGCAAAATTGATTCCAAAAATCACAATCTGAGATTTTCCACAAATGTTTTTGAAAGATTTTTTCGTGAATTGAATCGCCCGCAGAGCCGCATGGGATGCGGTTCCGTGGGCTAGTCAATAAAATAAATACGTCTGCGAGAAAATTATTTTTAAGATTTTTCTTGGTGTTCGCACGAGTCTGCGCGAGTCTCTTTTTCGTGATCAGCGACAACCGCTGAGAGCAAAAAACCACAAACGAAAAACCAAACAAATGAAAACCAAAATCGAAGCTCTGAACAAAATCAACCTTTCCGCTCCTCAAATCCTTTCGCGCTTGCATGGAATCCTTGAGCCATCTATCGGCAAAAAAATCCTTGTGCAGAAACCTTGGCGGACATGGGGGAAAAAGCTACAGGAACAAATGAACGCGATGCATGAGGAAATGCGCGGAAATCAAATCCGAATCGTCTTTCATTTCTCCGAGCGTAGCATCTGGGCGGACATCGACACGACAATTCCATTCGGGCCTTTCTCTGTGGAGTATGTGAAGCAATCTTTTAATGTGGCAAGAATCGCAGACAATAACCTCGTCGAATTGACTCCCGTTGAGTCTCTGAAATTCCGCACAGACTACACCGAGGAAGAAATTGCGGACAAAATGCAAAAGCTCCGCGAGTTGCGCGATGCCGCTTTCGCTTTGGAGGGGGAAATTCCCGTCCAGCTTAGAAAATAACCCATGCGAACCTTTTTAATCCATAAACAAAAACCATTTCAAACCATGACAAAAATGCACATTTCCATTTCCTTTTTAGGAGAATATAAACCGCTGCATATTGAATGTGTAAACATTCACGAGGGGCGGCGCGAACTTTTGAAGCGGTGCGATATTCCAGAGGTGCGTGAATCTTTCAAACGCATTGCCGGGGAATTCGCACGCTCCCGAGCCTGTAGCTCATTGGCTGTGAATTCCTCCACTTATTGCGTTGGAATTTTTGACTATAGGCGCGACAATTGGCTTGATTCAATCACCGAAAAGATGCCACTTCACCCATTAATTAAATATTGAATATGCAAACCTTCAACACTAACCGCCTCCGTAACCATTTCCGCGATGCAATGCAGGAAGGTCTCGCGCCAATCTCTGACGCTGATTTCTCCCGCATCATTCGCGCATTCCAATATCTAACCAAAAGAATCACAAGAAAATGAACACCACAAACCACACCCCCGGCCCTTGGGCAATTGAATGGGATCACCAATGTAACACTCCTGAGTTCATCCGCGCTTTTGTGTATGGTGAGATGCAAGACATTGTAGAAATGTCCGGCGAGGGAAAAGATTCAGAAACTCTCGCAAACGCAAACCTCATCGCCTCCGCGCCTGATCTGCTTTCTGCATTGCGTTTCCTGCTGGCTGATTATGTCGCAATCGAAGGCGAAAAACTGACAGGTTCAAGCGTTCCTGCTGATATGGCAAGGGCCGCAATCTTGAAAGCGGAGGGGAATAAATGAACATCACTCCCGGCCCCGAGTGGGTAAAATTTCAACGCAAGCGCAAAAGCCGTCTTTCCGAACTCAAGAAAACATCCCAAGAAATGCAAGACGCCTTGCAAGCCATTGTCGACGCATTCGGTGATCAAGACAGCATCTTGATTGACCAAGCAAAGGCAGCATTGTCCAAGGCGAAAGGGGAAGCATGACACGCGCAAAAACTATCCAAGACATTCTAGAAGAACAACGCGAAGAACGAGACAGGCAACGCCTAGCGGATTTCCTTCTCAAGATTTTCTTCGCTCATATAATAATCGTTACCTTGTATTTTTACTTCACAAAATAATTTGTTCCCCCAAGAACATAAACCAATAATATAAATATATATGCAAAACCAATTAGTAGTTCACAACCAGTCCGTTCAAGACATCACAGCAATGGCGCAAGCCATAACCAAATCGGGCCTTTTCGGAATCAAGACACCTGATCAAGCCGTTGCCCTTATGCTAGTGGCACAATCTGAAGGCAGGCATCCTGCATCTGTGGCAAGTGAGTTTGATATTATCCAAGGAAGGCCCGCCCTTAAGAGTCAAGCCGCCCTTGCAAGGTTCCAAGCGGCTGGCGGTAAGATTCAATGGACATCAAGGGGGCCAACTAAATGCGCGGCCAAGTTCAGCCATCCTCAAGGCGGTGACTTGGAGATCACTTGGACGATGGATCGCGCCAACGCTGCGGGCCTCACTGGCAAACAGACTTGGAAACAATACCCCGATCAAATGCTTTCCGCTCGTGTAGTTGCTGAAGGTGTTCGTGCGGTATTCCCTGCATGCTTGAATGGCGTTTATCTCGCCGAGGAGGTTCAAGACTTCGACGCCAAGCCAAGACAAGCCAAGGAGGTTGTAGAACTCGTTCACGAGGCTCCTAGCGCGAAAGAAGTGCCATCCTTGCCTGAGCCTCCCAAGGAAACCACTAATAATGTCGAAATCCCTAATAATGCGGAAATCCAAGGGGCGATTGTCGAAGGTGAAATCTCATGGGAGGCAAATTGGTGGACTCCAGAAGTTGCGGCTACACTCGCAGATGTTCCAGAAGTGAATGCGTTCCTTGTCAAGAAAGGCAAGATCAAGGAAGGACAGACTTGGAAAGATGTTGAGGATGCTACCTATCGGAAAAATATCAATGGCAAGCTCGCAAAGTTCGTTGAAGCCGTTGAGAAAGGAGTCAAATAATATGGATCGCTTTCCTGATCACGATATTGACGATAATGATGAACCCGTGCGCTCCCCCAAGCGCATGGAGGATCAACCAACATGGAATGAAACACTCCAAGAGGCTAGGGATTTCCATGATGACTGGAGCCGTCAAAATCCTAATCGCGTCTATGGTCAAAGCTATCCAAGGGACTAATTATGCCATACGAACACAAAGCTAACGCATTGACTGCATTGCGCCAAGAAATTGAAACCTGCTTTAAGTATCGCAAAAGCGAATTGATGCGTAAATACTGCAAGCAATATATCGCAACCTATAAATACATACTTAATAATGAATAATACAATAATCTTCCAAGGAGGGAGGACAGCAATGTCTGACTCTGGAAACACAGAATGGTTTGAGTTTACAATCATCAGCGACAAGAAGTTGCATGATAATACTGTCAATGAGTTGATCAACGCTCATGGATGCGGAGGGCAAACCTCCTCGTTTGAATACTCTATGAGTGATGGTCAGCATCTCTATAATGGAAAATCCAAGAGATACTCAGACTAATGAATCCAGACCAAGTTCTTTTTATTATGTGTGCGGGATTTGAGATTTCCAAGATACTCATACCAGCATTAATAATCGGATATATTACACTTAAACTCAATTAATAAACATGAAAATACTTATCACATTAGCAAATATACTATCACTGATTGATTCTACCAACGACAATAAAACTCAGATTCGTAAATTAATCATTGAAGCAATTAAACAAGCATCAGAACTCGAAAATAAATAAATATGATTAGACATTCACTACTACCCAAGCTCGCTGAGTGTGCTTGCTATGAGTCCAAGCCGGGCGAAGCAGGGCCAGCGGCACAACGAGGAACCAAGCTGGACGGAAGATTCCGCGAGGCTCTAGCAACCGGAGAGTTGAACGAAGTTGATCTGCCCAAAGATGACATCAAGGCTCTGAAATGGGCCTTGAAGGAAGTCCGCAAGATTGCAGGGAAGAACCCTATAATCAGCGACGAGGCACTTCTAAAAGTTCAGACTCCCGGCATTGAGCATGAAGGAACAGAAGATGTTCGCATTCCTGATATTCAGACAAGCTCAGACCTAAAAACAGGAGTCCAGAGGTCTTACTATTCACAAATGGCCGCATATGCGTATGGTAATATGGAGTCACATTTCTGCGAGGAGTGGACTTGCTATCTTGTCTATTGCGATCAGAAGGAAATCGTAGAGCATAAGTTCACGCTGGAGCAAGCCAAGGGCATCGTTAATCGCATTCTGGATGCTCACAGCAATCCAGACAAGCAACCATCCGCTTGCGGTTATTGTTCATGGTGTGCCAAGAAAGATTCATGTCCTGCCGTTGTCCAGCCAGTCCAAGAGGCTCACGCTATAATGGAGTCAGCTAACCTCGCAGTGTTGCGTGATGAAATCGCCAACGATCCAGCAAGACACGCTCGGTTCCTTGAAATTAACAAGTTGTTTGAGTCTGAGCTAGTCAAGCCACTCAAGGATTTGGCAAAGAAGAAGCTGGAGTCTGGCGATTATCTGCCGGGGTTCAGGTTGTCCAGCGTCAAGGGTTCAGAGTATTTTGATCGAGTGTCCATCGTCCGTGCTGCCATTAAGGGCAAGTGGGGAATGGATGATCTGGTTGATGCTCTTGGCGGCACAATGTCTGGATCAACATTCCGTGAGCTATCCGAAAAGTATCGCACTCCAGTTGCTGAAGAAGAAGCTAAACGCAAGGATGGATTTAATAAAGTTATCGAAGACAAGAAAGCAAAGAAATGAGAATCAGAACAGGATATAAACAAAAGAGTCGGCATCATATGTCACTCAATGAAAAAGAAGCGATCCGCGAGTGGAAGTCACTTCAAAAACTCCAGCCAACCCAATGGATGGAACGAATCAAGAGCCTGCCAGAACGAGCGCAAGGACAGATTGCTCGCATGGTATGGTGGGACTTCTGGAGCAATCGCGTTGTCAGCGAACGATGGAGCGAGTTTGACCATTGGCTTCAATTCGATGAGCGTGAGGAAACTGATCCAGTTCCCAAGACAACACTGATCAAATGCCTCAAGGCTGTTGGCTACCCAAAATACAGAATTGATCTGCGTTTAATGGCATTCCAATAATAAACAAAACTATGACAAAGAAAGAAGTATTAAACAATCAAGTCGATGAAATTATGGATTCATTCGACTTTCGCCAAGTTGCTTCCGTTATGGAACATCTTAATTGGATATGGAAGGGCAGCAAGACTCCGCCAGATGAATATGAGATTAGGAAAGAGGCAAGGAACATCATGCGTGTGGCCATCCAGTCAGGTGAATCTGTAAGCACTGGAGGCTTTATTGCAAGATTGATTTCTGGTGAGGAAAATGGAGAGAAGTGGGCAAGAATTGATCTTGTTTTTGCTATCGAACAAACATTCGGAGAAGGAGAAGTATATGACGAAGAATGAATTGTGGAGAATCTATGTTAAGAAGAATCCTTCATTTGAAGGAGATGGCAATGTTACCATGTCAGCCAAAGGATTGCGTAAGCTATTCGATACTACTTGGGACACTGCATATTACGATGGAGAAGATGAACCTGTTGAAAAAACAGGACAGAGTTTTCAACCAAGGTCAGCATCAATAAATGATCTAATGTCCATATTCGGAATGAAATAAATATATGAGCCTAATAATAAACCAAAAACAACTATCAGATACAATCGAATCACTTGAGCATAGAATCAAGAAACACGAAGCAGCCATTCAAATAATCAGAAAAGCAATTAAAGAAAAGCCAAGTGGCTTTGAACCAAGCGTAGCAGAAGACATCCTTAACCAAATAGAAAACATATACAAATGAATATCATACAAAAACTAATCTATTCAATGCAGAGCAAGAATGAAGACAACTCAATTCCAGCTAGGTTTGAGCGATTCCATCAAGACAATCCTGAGGTATATCGTTCACTCGTATTGCTCACAAGGCAAGTCATGGAGCGAAATAAGAGCCGTAAGATTGGCATTGGAATGATGTATGAAGTATTGCGCTGGCAGTATTACATCAACTCTGATGCTCAAGAGGATTACAAGCTCCCAAATGAATATCGGGCTTGCTATGCTCGCAAGATCATGGCCCAAGAGCCTGATCTAGCTGGATGCTTTAACACACGCAAGTCAGTTGCTGATATTGTATGAGCAAAAACATCTTTAGGCAGAAGCGGACTGCAAACTTCACTGTAGTTCCAAACGAGTTTCTGCATAGCGATAAGCTGTCATTCAAGGCCAAGGGACTGTTGTCTTACCTTTTGTCGCTGCCGTCAGACTGGGAGGTTCATATCTCCCATCTGGCTACAGCTTCCAAGGATGGTCACGATAGCGTTTCTAGCGGCATGGCAGAGCTTTTAGAGGCTTGCTATGTGTGGCGCAGACCTCGTTGCGGAGCAGAACCGGGAGGCTGGGAGTATTTCGTTTTTGATGCTCCTCAAACTGAATCGCCATTTGGTGAATCTCCGATTCGGGAAAATCCGACAACGGAAAATCCCGATTCGGGAAAATCGGCAACTACTA